CTCGTTACACAAAGGCATTGGCTCGTTCAATGGCTCAGACAAAGCAGATCAAGGCTGCTGCGATCCTGAACAATGCGTTCAGCACAGGCAGCCCTGTCGGTGATGGTGCAGCACTTTGCTCTGCCGCTCACCCGTCTCTGTCTGGTAACCAGCGCAACCTGCTGTCAACAGCGGCTGATCTCAATGAGACTTCTCTTGAGCAGATGCTGATTGATATTGCTGGTCTGACTGACGAGCGCGGCTTGAAGATTGCTGTACGTGGTACAAAGCTGATTATCCCGAAAGAACTGCAATTCATTGCAGAGCGGGTAATCAATTCTAACCTGCGTTCAGGAACAGCCGACAACGATGCAAACGCCATGAAGAACATGGGTATGTTGCCAGAGGGTGCAGTGGTTAACCACTTCCTGACTGACACAGATGCCTTCTTCATCAAGACGGATGCACCGAACGGCTTCAAGTTCTTCAACCGTTCACCAATCAAGACTGCTATGGAAGGTGACTTTGACACCGGAAATATGCGGTTTAAGGCCCGTGAGCGTTACAGCTTCGGCGTTTCTGATTGGCGTTGTGTGTTCGGTACACCGGGCGCATAAGGTTCTAAATACCTTGACGAAAAAGGGCGGCTTCACAGTCGCCCTTTTTTATTGTATAGTTTTTTATATCCCTGACAGCCCCTAATGGGCTGACACTAGCCACGACAGGAGAAACACATGGCTACAACTACTTTTTCTGGACCTATTAAGGCCGGAACTATCAAAAATACCACGGGCACCTCTCTTGGGACTAACATTGCAAATGTTGGCCAAGTTGTTATGGCTCAGACTTTTTCAGCAGACCTCTCTGGTGGTGCACTTGCCGCGCAAGTAACAGATGTCGTTATCCCTGCAAACTCACAGATTATTGATTGCGTGATAGACGTTATTACCGCTGCAAGTGGTACAACTAACCTCAGTGTCGGTGACACTGTAGGTGGCGCAGCTACCATTCTGAATACTTTTGCCAGTGGAACAACCGCAGGCCGCAAGTACCCGACAACTGAAGCTGGGGGCGCTCTTGCTTGGCAAGACACTGGGACAGCAGACATCCGTTTGACTGTAACTGCTTCTGCTGCAACAAGCGCAGGTTTGGTTCGTTTTACAATTCTGTATCAGCAAAACAACAACCTAGCTTAATAGGAGGCTGTTATGGCTGATTCTGATGTAAAATCAAAACGTGTGACTGCAACAGGTTCGCTTGCTGTAGGTCCTGCCCGGATTCGTCAGATACAGTTGAAAACAGCCGCAGGTACACCTCGCCTTACCGTCACTGACGGGAGTGGCGGGGCTACCGTGCTTGATCTGGATTTCAACGCATCTACCACGCATTCGGTAAACATCCCGTCGAACGGTATTCGTGTAGACGATATTTTTATATCCGTCGCCACAAACCTTACGGCGATAACGGTGTTCTACAATTAGAGCTAAAAGATGGGGTTTCAGTAGAAACTCCCATCTTTTCTTTAAGTGAGGAATTATGGCAACTACAAAAAATGTGACCAGAACCCCGTCCGGAAAAATTAAATACAGGGGAGAAACATTTGCAGGTTATAACAAACCCAAGCGCACTCCGGGGAAGTCCAAAAAGAGTGCGGTCTTGGCTAAAAAAGGTGATCAAATTAAGCTTGTACGGTTCGGAGACCCGAATATGTCGATCAAGAAAGATCAACCTAGTCGTAGATCAAATTTTAGAGCGCGGCATAATTGTGACACCGCAAAAGACAAGTTTAGCGCAAGATATTGGTCTTGCAAGGCGTGGTAAAATGAAAGCAGAAGATGTTTTAAAACTTTTGGAAAAGCACGAAGAAGAGTGCACTCGCAGGTATGCTGACATTCAAAAACAGTTGGATAAACTGGATACGCGCTTGTGGGGCATAGCGGCTTTAATTATTGCCGCAGCAGTCGTGCAGAAGGTGTTTTAAATGGCGTATTCACGAAAATCAAAAAGCGCTTCGTCTAAGAGTAAAGGCAGTAAGATTTGTCCTGAAGGTAAAGCGTGGGCAAAACGCACTTTTGATACATATCCTAGCGCGTATGCAAACCTTGCTGCATCAAAATATTGTAAAGACCCTAATTATGCCAAGAAGTCTAAGGGCGGCAAAAGGAAGGGCAAGTAATGGGTAAGTTGCAGGAGTGGTTAGATGAAGATTGGGTCAGAATTGATAGCAGCGGCAACATTAAGGGCCCATGTGGTACGTCAAAAGATAAGCGTAACCCTGACCGTTGCCTGCCTAGACGTAAAGCTCAAAGTTTATCAAAGTCTGAACGAGCTTCGACAGCGCGTAAAAAGAAGCGTGAAGGGTCTAAAGGAAAGCAAGTTGTGGCTAACACTAAGGCTGCCAAGGTAAAGAAGATGGCTAACGGAGGCGTAGCTGGTTACGAGACTACGGCAAAACGACCGTTTAGAGGCAGTAGTATTCCCGGCACAGCCGTGGCAAGAGGGTGCGGGGCTATAATGGGTAACCGCCGCAAGCGCACGAAGGGATCGGTGTCACAAGCATGAGTAACACGCGGTTTTACATAGATAAGGAAAGTCAGATATGCCAAGAGATTATGGCGTGGTCAGACCACACCTTGCATAAACCGAACCCGTTTTACAACGGTATGCCGCCGTGCCCCTATGCTCAAAAGGCTTGGGAAGATAACAAAGTTCTTATTTTATTTAAATATGACACCAATATGCAAGTGTTATACAGCACGATATCCCAATGGGAAGACGCTTTTGACTTAGTAATTATTGTAGACATGGCGTTTCAAAAAGACCCGGATGTTTTCCACGATTACCTAGAGCAGTTAAATGAAGCTATTTCTGACGGCGTTTTTATTGATAGGGATATGTGGCTAATGGGTTTTCATCCACACGATGAACCAAATGATTTCATTGACGACAACTCATTTATGCAGATAGTTGAAGATGAGTACGCAATGATTTTCGTTCAGCGCCTTTCTAAGGTACAGGAATCGGCAGACAAACTGGCTAAAAAAGGCTATTATGATAATTACTTGGAAGAGTACGATGCTGAACAAATCTTCCAAAAACGTGAACTTTTGTACAGGAGACTGAAATCATGGCAATGAAACCACGTAAAATGATGAAAAAAGGCGGCGCAGTTAAGAAGATGCGCGGCGGCGGTATGGTTAAAAAAATGCGCGGCGGCGGTATGGTAAAGAAGAAGTAACATGGCCACTTCCGGAAGCACAAATTTTGAGCTCGATGTTGCCGACTATGTAGAGGAGGCGTTTGAGCGTTGCGGTCTTGAGGTTCGTACTGGTTACGACCTTAAAACAGCGAAACGTTCTTTGAATTTGATGCTTGCGGAGTGGGCAAACCGTGGTTTGAACCAATGGACAATAGCTCAGCGGACTCAAGCCATGACTTCAGGAACCGGCAATTATAGCTTGGGGGCAGACATTATTGACATTTTGTCTGTTGTTGTTCAAAGGAGCGGAACGGATTATGCGCTACAGCGTATTAGCCGTGACACATATCTTTCCATTCCGACCAAAACAACGGAGGGTCGGCCATCACAGTTTTTCTTGGATCGGCAGATAACGCCGACTTTGAAGCTTTGGCCGGTCCCTGAAAATAGCACAGATGTTGTGTATTACGACGCTTTGACTCGCATGGATGATGCGGATGAGTTTACCAACACTATGGAAGTGCCGTTTCGGTTGTACCCGTGTTTAGCTGCCGGATTGGCGTACTACTTGTCTATCAAGCGGGCACCTAATCGGGCGCAACTGTTGAAGGCGATGTATGAGGAAGAGTTTGAGCGGGCGATGGCAGAGGATCGGGACAGAGCGTCATTCAATGTCACCCCACAGTATAACTATTTTGGTAGAGTATAATGTCGAGATTTGCCACAGGTAAAGATTCCTTTGCGGTATCTGACCGATCCGGGTTCCGGTATCGGTATAAAGATATGCGCCGCGAGTGGAATGGCTTGCTTGTTGGCAAGGACGAGTGGGAAGCAAAACAGCCGCAGCTAGAGCCTTTTCGTAAGGTTGTGGACGCTCAAGCTCTTCAGGACGCTAGGCCGGAGGTGGTAAACCCTAAAAAGCCTTTCTCTGTGATTACTACCAATGGGATTACATACTTGGGAAACGGTAACTGGAGCACCGCGGGCGTAGCCCAAATGCCCTCTGAGCCAGAAAACACCGACGAGCTTTTAGGCCAAGTCGGGCAAGTTACGGTGGTGATAACATGAGCTTTACACTTACACAGTTGCAGGATGCGATTAAAGATTACACGGAAAATCAAGAGACTACGTTTGTTAACAACCTTAATATTTTTATTCGGGGCGCGGAAGAGCGCATTTTCAAAAGCGTACAGCTTAACTTTTTCCGTCGTAACCAAACCGGCACACTAACTAGCGGTAACAAATTTCTAAACTGCCCTGCCGATTTTTTAGCGCCATATTCTCTGTCAATCATTACGTCTGGCGGGGATAACGTATTTCTGGAGTACAAAGACGTTAATTTTCTGCAAACGGCATATCCAGACCCCACAGCTACGGGTGTTCCACGGTATTACGGGTTTTTTGACATTACCAACTTTATTATTGCGCCTACCCCTAACGCGGCGTTATCCGCAGAATTGCATTACTATTATCGTCCTACCAGTCTTACGGCGGGTGCAGGTGGTTCCACCACGTGGCTTAGTGTTAATGCGCCTCTTGCTATGCTGTACGGCTCTTTGATTGAAGCATATACTTACATGAAGGGTGAGCAGGATATTATCCAAAACTACCTTTTGCAATTCCAAGAGTCTATTGGTCGCCTCAAGAATTACGGAGAAGCTGTTGAGGATACTGATGCGTACCGTACAGGGCTTGTTATGCGGGAGAAGCTGTAATGTTTGAGATAAAAACAGACTTTCCTACAAGCCCAATAGTAAACGTAGTTACTACGCAAAACCGCGGGTTTACCCCGGAAGAAGTAGCTGAACGGTGCGTAGAAAAGATCATTTCTGTTTCGGATACGGCTCATCCCGGTATCCGGGATCAAGCGAACGCTTTCAAGGAGCATATTCAAAGCCTTGTAGCGTTCTACATGAGAGAGGCTATCCGTAGTGATAGAACTACGGTATGTAATGCCTTAAAGGATGCGGGCCATCCTGAATTAGCCGAAGCAATAAGGAGACTGTAATATGGCTATAACACAAGCAATGTGTACCTCATTTAAGGTGGAGTTGATGCAAGGTAAGCACAACTTTACTGCATCTTCGGGGCACACTTTTAAACTAGCACTTTTCACTAGCTCCGCGTCTCTTGACGCGTCAACTACTGATTATTCTACATCTAACGAGGTTAGTGGTACAAATTATACCGCTGGCGGAGCCGCTCTGACTAGCGTCACTCCAACATCATCGGGCACAACCGCCTTTGGTGATTTTGCCGATCTGACGTTTTCTAACGCCACTGTCACGGCGCGAGGTGCGATAATCTATAACAGCACGACGGCTGGTGGTTCAGGCACCACAGACGCCGTTGTTGTTCTGAACTTTGGTGCAGACAAGACATCTACTGCGGGTGATTTCACGATCCAGTTCCCAACTGCTGACGCGAGTAACGCGATCATCCGTATCGCCTAACGGAGTCCGTTATGGCTAGCGTTACCGGCTGGGGTCGAGGTACATGGGGATCAGGGGCGTGGAACGAAGCTGTTCCTGTCGCTGTAACTGGTATTGCGGCAACAGGTGGCGTTGGCTCTGTAACGGTCACCGGAGAAGCTAATGTTGCTGTAACAGGCGTAGCTGGAACTTCGGCGCTAGGTAGCGTTGCAGTCTCCGCAGCCGCGAATGTGCCGACTACCGGCCTCGCCGCTACAGCAGGAGTTGGCTCTGTCACTGTTAGTGCCGCCGCAAACGTGGTTCCGACAGGGGCCGCCGCCACAGGTGCGGTGGGAACTGCCACAGTATCTGCGGATGCTAACGTAAGTGTCACTGGTGTTGCTGGAACTTCGGCGGTTGGTTCTGTCACGGTGTCTGGCGCGGCGGATGTACCTGTCACGGGTCTTGCTGCCACAGGTGGCGTTGGCTCTGTCTCTGTCGTGGCAGAAGCAAATGTAACGCCGACAGGTATTGCCGCTACAGGAGCGGTTGGTTCCCCGACTATCATTGGTGAGGCGAATGTTCCGGCCACAGGCATTGCTGCTACAGGGGGTGTAGGCAGTGTCACGGTTCAGGCAAACGCTGATGTAGGTGTTACTGGTCTTGAGGCAGAGGCTGACGTAGGCAACGTAGAAGTTGGCGTTAGAGTCATCGTTCCTACGACAGGATTGCAAGTTACCGGAAATGTTGGTAATGTAGTTGTAACGGCAGATGCTAATGTCAGTTTGACGGGAGTATCGGCCACCGGAGAAATTGGTGGTAATGTATTTGTATGGGGACAGATAAGTCCAAGCCAGACGCCGAATTGGTCGGGAATTAGCCCGTCTCAATCGCCAAGTTGGTCTGGGGTTAATCCTTCTCAATCGCCAAATTGGACGGATATTGCGGCGTAGGAGATTTAAATGGCTAGCTCGTTTAGCACCATATTTGGAATAGAAAAGCCCGCCACAGGTGAACAATCCGGTTCGTGGGGCGACACCACTAACTTCAATTTTGATTTATTTGACCGGTTAGCGGGTTACAAGTCTATAACGCTGTCTAATACATCCTCTACGCTAACAATAAGAGCCGCATCTCCAAACCAAGGCCAAAGCAATGTACAAGACGGAATGTATCGCGCTATTAAGTTTGTAGATGGCGGCGATATTGGCGGCAACGTAACTCTTACTGTAGGCCCGAACACCTCCTCAACATTTTTCTTGTTTCAAAACGCGCTTTCTGGCAGCCGGGACATTGCTGTTACGCAGGGGTCAGGGGCAAATGTAACTGTCGCTAATGGTCGTTCTGCTATTGTTTATTGTGATGGTGCAGGCTCTGGTGCGGCGGTTGTGGATATAGGAAACCTTCTCAGTACATCAAGTGCTAAGATCACAGGCGGTACAATTACAGGAATTACTGATCTAGCCGTTGCGGACGGCGGTACAGGAGCTAGCTCTGCTTCTGCCGCACGGGCAAACTTAAACGTAGATGAGGCTGGGTCAGCAGTCGCACTAGCTATTGCACTGGGGTAACAGATGGCAAATACATTTTTAAGTCAGACACAAACAGCGGTGGGGACGAGCGGTCTTAATATTTACACTTGTCCTTCTTCCACGCAGACAACCGTTATCGGTCTTTCCTGCGCCAACATTGTGACTACACAGGTCACTGTGGACGTACAGCTTTTGGCAGCAGGCCGCACATCTGG